CGACGCGGAATCAGAAACACCTGCAATGTTCTCTTCCCGTTCAGATATTTCTTTTTCCAGTTTGTCAAGCTCTTTTTCACGCGCATCAAGCAGCGTTTCCCTGTCTTTCAGTGCAGCTTCTTTGTCTTTTACTGACTGCTCACGGCGTTGGAGTTCCGTGTTGTCAATAACCGCCGGGCCGGATGTCGTAAAATCGCGCGGATAATCAGCAATAATTCTTTTTCCTTTTGATTCTTCCATGATTATAGATTCTGCTGGATTTACACGATTCTCACGGCCTGTATAATCAATCAGATTCCACGGTCTTTTACCTTTGTTAAACACAGTAATATTTGCCATTTATCTTTGCTCCTGATTCATACTATCAATCGCTTTTTGTGCCATCGCTGCGACCTGACACGCTCCTGCTGCGCAATTTTCAGCATGTTTTTGGACATCGGAAAGATATCCTTCCATAGCATCTTTACTCATGTTGCTTCTGATTGCATTCCAGTATTGATCGTCTGTGGAAATTTCAACCATATTTTCCTCATATTTCATTTTCATGAGTTCTTCTTTAAGAACCCCATATGCCTCATAGTTTGAATGAAACAATGGAAATTGTGCATTTGCACGTTCAAGTTCATGTGAAACACATAGATTAATTTCTTTCAGTAATTTTTTCATCATTCACCTCTCAATCAGGTATTGTAATACATTATAATTTACTTGTCAACAGAAATTATTTCAAAATCATTCGGATATTCTGATTTATATTTTTCTGCGACGCATTGCGGCAGAATAATGCTTTCGCCGTCAAGCAATATTTCGTCTGACTCAAAAAACTGCCAGCGCCGTTTTCCGATATTATGCAGATAAACAACCGGTACCGATTCGAGTACATTTTGCGTTTTTGTGCTCTTTATGATATTCTGATATTCCACCTCTGGCAAATGTGGTTCTCCATTGACATACATTTTGAAATATTTGTCGCGCCGCTCACCGGAAAGAATGAATTTCGTATGGTCATGTCCCCACCATTCAATTTTACTGCGACCGAATTTCTTGTAAATCAGACGCCACCTGTCGACCCAGATTGATTTATTCTGTTTTTCGATCCCCGGAGAATAAACATCGGGGCCGCCTAAATCGAACCCACAGAGGATTATCCCATATCCTCGTGTCAGCGCTTCGGCTGCAAGAGTTGTGCCGCTGTCTTTCCGATACAGATTACTACAGGACAACTGATATTCGTTTGTGCCGCACAATTTGTAATGTAAATAATGTGCATCACGATACAGTCCGGCTTCGTGCACAACATCGGAATGACCGTAAATGAGCGTCAAAACATCACCGTAATCAAGATAAACGCGGTTGCATCCCCATATTTCGCCGTGAAAACTGCGGATCTGCTTATCAAAAAGCAGCCGGGACAATCCGTTACCAAGAATCAATATTTTTGCCATATCGTAATTATAACTGTGAAAACAAGGCAATGCAATATTGATAATTCCTAATCAAAACATCTTTACCGAAGCGGTAAAGGCTGTATCAACAGAATTAACTCCCTATATTTTAAACAAAAAAGAAAGTTTTAACAATTGACAAAGAATGCCAAAAAAAGATAAGATATAAACAGAGGTGATAAAAGTGAAAGAAATAAAGATTTCCAAGAAGCAGTTTGCAGAAGATTACAGAACAATGAAGTCGGGTGATGTTTGCAAAAAGTATGGGATATGTTGGGCTACTCTGTATACTTTATTAAAAAGATTTGGAATATCTAAAAAACGGAATTTCAAGATGACAAAAATAATTTTTATGGAGTAACAAAAAAATGACAAAATACATAATAAGAAAGTCCCCTAATACGATAAAAATGATTGTGAAGGAGTAGGCCTTGAGTGAAACGTCAAAATATTTTTATCTGAAACTAAAAGATACTTTTTTCGATTCCGAGGAAATAAAAGTTCTTGATTCCATGCAGAACGGGAAAGATTATCAAATTTTATATCTGAAATTATGCCTGCTTTCTCTTAAATCGGATGGAGCTCTTTTATTCAAAAATATGCTGCCTTATGACATTACAATGCTGTCGACCGTGACCAATACAAACATCGATACAGTCAAAACAGGGATCGAAGTTTTTTCGAAAATAGGGCTTGTTACGATTGCAGAATCAGGCGTTATTTTTATGTCAGACATACAGACTTTAATCGGGAAAAGCAGTAACGAAGCAGAACGTCAGAAAAAATTCAGAAATCGGATAAAGCAAAAATCAATAGAAAACGTTACTAATGATGTAACAAACGTAACAAAAACAGCAAAAAACGTTACTAATGTTACAACTATAGTTGCACAACCGTTGAACTCTAGTACACCAAAGAAAGAGTTAAAGAGAGATTCATATCCAGATTTTAAAGTAAAAGAAAAATCTTCTGATTTTCCTGAACAGCAGAATTCTGTTTCTCCTGCTGATGATGCAGGAAAGAGAATCGACTCTCTCCGTGTGTATTGGAATGACAAGGGGCTTATTCCTATGCGGCTGAACATTTTCAACTTCACGGATATCGACAGGCAGTCATGTATGGCTATTGTTTCGTTTTATACCGACGAAGAAATTAAAAATGCGATAGACAATTATGCTGAAATCCTGAATGACAGAGAAAAGTATTCTCTGCCATTCCCGTATCAGTCATTCGTCGGATTCATGGCAAAGGGTGTCGAGAAGTTTTTCAAGGCGGCTGACCCTTTCGGACATTTCAAAAAAAATGCAATACAATGTAATGCCATACCTCAAAAGGGCGGCTACAAAATGAGCGATGAAAAACTTGCTGAGCTTAAACAGAAATCAATTGCCAACATGAGGGCGGCAGGATACAGTGAGGACGAAATCGCGAAGTATTACCCGGAGGTAAAACCAGATGAAAATCAATAGCGCGGAAATGTTTATTCAGAAGCTTGCAGAATACTACGGCGGATTTTCGACGCAGACTGTATGTGACATGGTGTCAGACATAATCAGCAAAGTTAAACCAATGGACTACGATAGGCTGTTTAATTATCTCGTGACGCATTACCCGGCAACATGGCGCATGGACGTCAAATCAGTTTCCGATGCAATCGGGAGTATGAATCTCATTCTGCTGCAATTAAGTACTGCCGGAAAATGCCCGTCATGCGGCGGCCGGCTGTCAGGCGGTGTGTGCATCGACTGCCAGTACACCATACAGGACGGCGACCCGGTGCAGTATCATAATTTCTGGATGCGCTGGAAAGCGGGGAAAGAAAAGCATTACGACGTGTCCGATCTGTTCCATGCAGGAAATCATGTGAAAAGTTAAAAACAGGCATTTTAACGTAGTTTTTGTGGTAGGATGGTAAAAGTATCAACCTTGCGTAAATTGTTGATTCTAGGTACCGTGTGTACCTACACGCAAGGCATTAAAACATGAACAGGAATGAACAAAATGAAATTTAACGATGGTGACAGAGTAGTACACGATATTTACGGAATCGGTACGGTACAGATATCCGGTGTAAACGGCGTGTGTCAAGTTGCGTTTGACAGCGATTCGATAATGGTTGTTAAGACAAGCGAGCTTGCTAAAGCAGTGGAGTTAAAAAAATGATGGAACGTATAGCACTATACAACGACAGCTTTCAGAATTGGAAATCGCACGATATTTTGAAAGCACAATTGATTTTGACTGATATACCGTATCAGCTTGGCGATTCTGCTTACGGAAGTAATCCGATGTGGTATAACGGAGGAGACAACGACAACGGAGAATCAAAGTTCGCGCATAAAGCATTTTTTGATACCGATTCAAAAGCGGGATTCCGCATTGCAGAATTCTTTCATTTTTGTTCGAGCCTGCTTATTAAAGAACCGAAAGAGACAGGTAAGGCTCCTTGTATGATTCTTTTCTGTGCTTTCGAGCAACAGTTTGAATTAATACAGGAAGCAAAAAAATATGGATTTAATCATTATATCAATCTTGTGTTCCGTAAAAATTTTTCTGCACAGGTATTAAAGGCAAATATGCGCGTCGTGGGGAACTGCGAATACGGTCTTATTTTTTACCGCGATAAATTACCTAAATTCAACAATGACGGTAAAATGGTTTTTAACTGTATGGACTGGATAAAAGATATCATAACGCCAAAAGTGCATGAGACACAAAAGCCGGTACCGGTGCTAGAAAATCTTATCCGCATTTTTACCGACGTTGACGATGTTGTGATAGATTGCTGTGCGGGGAGCGGTACAACATTGCTTGCGGCTAAGAATTTAGGGCGTAAATCATACGGTTTTGAGCTTAAAAAGCAATACGTAAAAGATTTTTATGAAAAAATATTGCCATGCAGTCAACCTGATATTTTTGCTGAACAGGAAATAACAGACAAAAAACAAAAACAGTATGAAATGTTCGGTGCTGTATAATTTCTTGATTTTGTGATACATTTTCCCCGGGGGTGAAATATGCCGTTGATTAAAAGTGAAAGTGAAGCAGCAAAACAGAAAAATATACAGGCTGAAATATCCGCGGGTAAAAATCCAAAACAGGCGGTCGCGATTGCCTACAGCGTCCAGCGTGCCGCACGAACAAATGGCGTTACAACGGCAAAAGGCGGGAAAGGAGCAATTGGCTCGAAGGTTATTGCCCCCGGCGGAGAATATGTTCATGAGCGTAAAGCCGCGCCGGATAAGTCTGCACGGTATTTCACAATCCAAAAAGGCGGTAAACTTTTACGCATGATGAAAAAGCCCGGGGAAAGTACAGAGGTACAATCGGTGCTGACAAAACGAAACAGCGGAGAAGCAAAATATTTTGAGGTACAGCATAATGTCAAGACACACTGAATTCAATGATACGTCAATTCTTGCGGTCAAGTGGATGACAAAAGCAGGACTTACTGACGCGCAGATGGCAAAGGAACTTGAAATAGACCCGAGAACGTTTGCCCGATGGAAAGTCAGTCATCCCGAGTTTTTTGAGCATTTGAAAGATTGGAAAGATGAAGCTGATGAACTTGTTGAGAAATCGCTTTACAAGAGGGCAACCGGGTATGACTATGACGCCGAAAAGCCAATGGTTGTAAGCACTGGCAATTTCTGTCAGGAAATTCAGATAGCAACATACAAAGAGCACGTGCCGGGAAATGTCACTGCGCAGATTTTCTGGATTAAAAACCGAAAACCTAAAGAATGGCGCGATAAACAGGAAGTCGGTGTAACCGACAGCAACGGAAATGACCGGAGTTTTGTTGTTTCATTTGCTGACCCTGATAAGACAAAACCGGCGGAAGATTCAGATGACTAAAAAGAAAATTAATAATGCCGCAGATTGTACTGAATAAAGTTTACAGACAACTATTTGATTCTCATGGCGAACTTCGTTCAGACTGCCGGTATTTTGAGATATACGGCGGCCGTCGTTCCGGTAAGTCACATGATGTCTGTCAGGCTATTTGCTTGACTGCCATGTCACAGCCAAATCATTTTATTCCGCTCATGCGCAAAGTCGGTAACACTGTCCGCGATTCGATTTTTGCAGAGTATCTTAATTTCTTTTATCGTAACGGAATAGGGGTGCACGTAAACACAACAAATCTTGAAATAAAACTACCGAACGGAAGCAGATTTCGCGGTTTTGGATGTGATGACCCTGAAAAGATGAAATCACTTGTTGGCGCTACAATGTTTCACCTTGAGGAAGCGAACGAACTTTCAGAAGCAGATTTTGATTCTCTCGACGCAGGTCTTTCCCCGTCTGATTATCAGGCGCGTATATTTCTGACGCACAATCCTGTTCCGCAGATACCCGGTTCAATGTTCTGGTTCCAGCGCAGATTTTTGCAGCATCCGCACGAATTGTCGAAAGCCGCCGTATTTGACACACCGCAGGGGAGGGTTTTTGTTCTGCGTACCTGGTACAAAGACAATGCATTTTGCCCTGAAGCAACCAAAAAAGTTCTCGAAGGTTACAAAGAATCAAATCCCGAAAAATATAAACTCTGGGCACTTGGTGAGTTTACGAAAATATCCGGCGCAGTGTACCGCAACTGGGATGTTGTCGAATCTGTTCCGCCTGAAATTATTAATGAATCGCTTGGAATTGGTCTTGACTTTGGTTTCTCGAATGATCCAACAGCGGCAATCCGCGTTTGGAGCAGGGAAGCGACACATGAAATCTGGATCAAGCAGCTTGTGTATCTCACTGATTTGTACCCTGATACAATGTTTGACAAACTGATTGAAGCCGGTGTCGACAGGATGGATTTGATAATTGCCGACTGTGCACGCCCTGATATTATTTCAGATTTGTACCGGCGCGGATTTGCTGAAATAAAAGGTGTTGAAAAACATACCGGGTACAAAGAGGAAGCAGCAAACCAGTTACAGGCGTATAAGATTCACATCATTGACGGCAGCACTGATGTTGTGCGCGAATTCTCCACTCTTGCATGGGCAAGGGATAAAAACGAACACCCGCTGCCGAAACTACAGGACGGAGATGACCACTCGACAGACTGCCTTGAAATGCTGTGGAGCATGACAAGGCACAGTCTGTCAATTCTTGATGTCATTTAGGAATTGCAATATTTCGGAAGAGTGGCGATTTCTGGTGATATATCAAAGTTGAGACTGTCTGGTTCTATGTAGAGTATTTTACCTGTAAAGCTCACTTCTTCAGGGCTTACCTTGTATGTGCATGATGCAAAATCTCTTATATTTGTGCCTTTAAGAATACTAAATAGTTTCTGCAAAATATAATTGTTAATTACTTCTTCTTCCTGATTTTGTATATAAACAGGTATTTCTATTTTGAAAGAAAAAGGTTTTATAATTTTAGAATCACATTTGCATAATTGAGGACGTTGAAAATCTTCAACCTCTTTGGATGCGTTCTTTTCTTTTTCACCAAATCGGAAGCCAATTGAAAATCCTAAAAGTATACATGCAACAATTAAAAAAACAACATAAATCATTATATTCATTCTGCTACCTCCTGACCACATGGAGTACCGTCGGAATCCATAACACATTGCTTAAATAGCCATTTATATGTGACCAATGTATTCGAGAATTTAATCGGATATTCTTCACCTTTATCAATTCCTGTAATAACATCTCTGTTAGGAAGAGCCTTATCTTTCACTATCTTGAGTAACAAATCATCCGGCACTGTTTTATCAGTCCACGGGATGTACTTTTTCTGTGGGGCGCATTTTGTGCGGTAAAACATTTGATATGATGTATTTGATTTATTATTCAGCCCAAAATATCCAGTTATTTTAGATTGAATAATACCCACAGTCTTTTTATTATTCTTTATATCATTTTTAATTTGTTCTATGGATATTCCCACAAATCCTTCATCTCCAATATTCACTTCTTCATCATTGTAACCCGCTATGAACAGATTTTTTTTGTCGAATTCCATAATATTTGTTCTCCTATATATTATTTTAGGAAGATTGTATTCCTTCCTGTTTTCTAAATATGCATTAGCAACAACGGTTCTATTGCTTATCCGTTTGCATAAATCAATAATAGCATCTTCCGTTGTCTTCCCTCTGCCTGTAATACTGATTAATACGCATCCATCTTTTACTTCAAGATTATTAATAGCAACATAATCTTTTTGGATATCAAGATAAGTACCTGACATATTCAAAAATTCCTGTAATTCCATAGTATTATCTTCTCTATCATCTGGATAAAAATAGGTAAAGTAGTGTCCGTCAAATCCGTCTATTCTAAATATATTGGTATTCGAATCATTCCTACGACATATACCATATATCATATCATGGACATCGCCCTTTACTTCGTTTTCGACATAGTATTGCAGATTGATTTGGCTCCTGTCTGTAATAAAATTACTGAACCACCCTTTTTTCCCTTCCAGTTCATCGCTCCATTCAGAGCGGACTTTACTCACATCAAATTTCATTTATTCCTCCTTATCTTTAAGTTGTATTATATTACAATACAATACTGGCTTTTGTCAAGTGATTCAAGTGATATTGCGCAATTGTGCTTGACATGATATTTTTACAGCATGGCTAATAGAAAACACGCACGAACACAGATAAACAATTCCTTGACCGATGTTGCAGCTTCCCTGTCAATCGATCCAACCTCGATGAACTTTGCAACCGGCGGAAGTTCGCTTTCAAGCTATGGCACGATTGCATATTCACAGAATTACAGCCTTGTGACTCTGAACCGGATTATCCTCACGTATATGTATTCCGGCATGGGCTTATTCCAGACAGCTATTCAGTTGCCGATTCAGGATGGGCTTGCGAAAGGTATCAAGATTGAATCAGGTCAACTCCAGCCAGAGGACATCGACGCTATCCTTGACTGGTTTGATACGAATAATATTTTCGGCCATCTTGAAAGTTATCGGTCATGGGTGCGTCTGTACGGTGGCGGCGCGCTTGTAATCAACTGTGATCAGGATCCGACAGTTCCGCTGAACATGAAACGGCTGTATCGTGCACCGATTGAATTCTATGACATTGACCGCTGGCAGTTATCAACAACGTCAACAGAACAGCCGGATTACCTCACGTATGACGACATGACCGACGCAGATATTTTTTATCTGAATGGGCAGAAGATAGACAAGTCACATTTGATTATCGGCATGGGAAAACGCGCTCCATCTTATATCCGCCGCCAGTTACGCGGCTGGGGTATGAGTGAAGGCGAAAGAATGCTACGCGATTTGAATAATTATCTCAAAACAGATGATGTCCTTTACGAGATTCTTGATGAATCAAAAATCGACATTTACCACATAAAGGACATGGCAAATCGTCTTTTGACGGCCGGCGGAACAGAGACAATTACACGTCGCATCCAGCTTGCAAATCAGATGAAAAATTATGTCAACGCGCTGGTACTCGACCAGGATGAACAGTTTGAATCAAAAACAATGACATTCACAGGGCTTGCCGACGTGAAGCGAGAGAACCGTATCGGTGTTGCTTCTGCGCTCCGTATGCCGATGACAAAACTGTTCGGGCTTTCTGCGTCCGGTTTCTCTACCGGTGAAAGCGACCTTGACAATTACAACCAGATGATTGAATCGGAAATCCAGCTCAAAATGAGACCGGATATTCGCCGCATGATTGAGCTTGCGTGTTATAATATCTGGGGTTATTGCCCTGACTTCCGTTTCTCGTTCCCGAAGCTGAAAGAAACACCGGAACTTGAATCTGCGCAGATAAAAGAATCCCGCGGCAATACCATTTATGGATTGTATGACCGAGGAATAGTCACAAACGGTAAAGCAATTGCCGACGAACTGGCGAAAGAGGAAATCATCAGCGCTGAACTTGCCGCATACGCAAATGAGACACCGACACCACCGAACGGATCAGAATCAGTCATGCCGGCCGAGAGCAACAGCATAAATAAATACATGGTGTCAAAAGGCGGAATAAAAGACGCCGTAACAAATGCGGTCAGAAGGATAATAAAATGATGTTTGAGATAACCAGAGCAGAACACGAATCGAAACATAAAAATGGGCTTGCTGTATTATTTAACGCGCAACACTGGGTTACTATGTCAGGTGCTCACGTAATGCTTGACGGTGATGGTAACGTTGTAGGCGGTGCAGGTGGAAATCTTAAAGGGAAACAATTTAAAGTTGTAAAAAGCAAATCAAAAGATATGCAGAAATATCTCCCGGCACCAAAAGAAACAACATCGGAAATAAGCCAAAGGCGCCCTTTGTCAAAAAAAGAAAACAAAATAAAAGATACTATAGCATTTGATTTACAAAATTTTGGACATGGAGAAATAACTAAAGATTCTTTACAAAAAAAGGTTGATGAATATAAAGAATTGAAACATAAAGAGGAATCTAAGGATAATGAGATATTAGAAAAGGCTCCTTCTCAAATCTTTGACTATTTTAAAAAAGAAAATTTACATTCAGATTTAATAAAAAGTCCAGAAGGTATACCTAACAATACAAAAGAAACTTTCAGGCTTATTGGACATGGAAGTAATAGATGGCCGCCAGAACAAGGAGAAATGACCCGTTCAATGGCAGGGGGATTATTGGATTCCATAATGTCCGTCGCTTCTAAACGTGAATCACAAGACGCAAGAGGAGAACCATCAGCAAAAGACTGGGACAATATACAGGTTGATGATAATCTTGTGCAGGCTGTAAAAGATAAATTATCAGGAAAAGAAACAAGCCAAGATTCTAAAATGCCGGAAAATAAAAAAGAAAGCAGTGGTAAAGAAAAAATTGTTTCAAAATATGGTTCTGGATATTGGAATAAAAAAGTATACGGACGTAAGGGGAATTATTCAATATATTTATCAGGTAAAATAAAAAAAATATCGGATGAAGATGCAAATGAATTAATGAAATAAAAAACGGCGCGGTGAGCGCCGTTTCGACTTTAGTCTGTGTATTCCGCTTTCAGACAGTTCGGATCGTAATCATCCCAACCCTGTTTTGCAGCCCATTCGCCCATGTCGATGTCTGCCAGCGCTATGGCATCCCATATGAGCGATACATGCCCAATCACCTCACATACCAACACATTAACACCCTCGTCCCTATAGTAAATCTTTGTCATTTCATACTCCTTAGATGCTTTCTGCATCCCTTATGATTACATTATTGCATTGTATTATAATAATGTCAAGTGTTATTTGCATTATTTTGTAAAAAAAGATAAACTATTTTTATGCAGGAAAATAAACAGGAATATTACAGTCCGATTGAAAAACGGATGTTGCAGTTTTTTTATTCGCAGTTTTACGCGCCGCTTATTCAGGCAATCGACAAGAAAGACGTGCGCCTGAATTCCGTGTCATATTCATATCTCATTTCTGCAATTCGTGACGGTTCCATACAGTATAAGGATGGTGTATTCACCGGAAAATACAGCGCAAAAATATCCCGAGAGCTTTCGCAGTTTGCGACATACGACAGGCGGTCAAACACATGGCACGGAAGACCGTCACCTGATGTACTTGTCGCGGCAATCTATGCAGATGGAAAACGAAAAGAAATCATCTCAAGAATGAATACCGCTCTTGATTTGTGCGCGCAGAACATTGAGCAGAACATTAAAACACTCTCTCTTGGTGACAATCTGCCCATGAGCATTATGCAGGGCGACATCAGACAGGATTTGTACAAAATCGGTGTCATGCCGGAAATATCAGCAGGCGTAGAAAAAAAACTCCGGCAGGAATACACGGAAAATCAGCAGATAAATATTAAAAACTGGCAGGACGAACAGATACAGCGGCTGCGTGACATGGTGCAGAATTATCAGACAACGGGTACAGATGGTTCATTGCAGCAGATGATTCAGGAAGAATTCAACATTTCAGCGAACAAGGCGCATTTTCTCGCACGACAGGAAACAGGGCTGTTTTTCTCAAAATTATCAATGAACCGCGCGTCTGAATCCGGTGTACGCCGTTACAAGTGGAGTACAAGCCACGATGAAAAAGTACGTGAATCTCACAAAATCCTGAACGGGAAAATAATAGACTTTGACAATCCGCCGGTTGTAGACCAGAGAACCGGCAGACGTGCTCATGCCGGGGAAGATTACAACTGCCGGTGTCAAAAAATATGGATACTGGATTAATCATTCCTTCCCGCAGATTTGCATATTTCCAATAGTGAAACCTGATGGCTTAAAATGATATATGGATTTCTGCCTGTCGATGCAAATAAAATCACTCCCGGTGATGTCGGCATAATCACGTGACATTTTAATCAGCGTCGACGGGTAAGTGTTTTTACCCGTCATTTCATGCATTTCATCGAACAGCTGCCAGCCTGAAATATCAGTTTCCGGCAGCGTGTCGAAAAATTTATACAGAGTCCGCGTTATATTCATTTTCATTTATTTATTCTTATGTTCGAGTTGAAGCAGTTGTTAGAAACTCTTATCCGCCAATACAGCGTTGCCGCACGTTATACGGCTTTCGTCTTCTTCTTTCGATGCAATGAATGTCAATACGTCGAATCCGGCTTTTTTCAGGTTGTATTCGTCTTCTTCGTAAGGATACGATTCTGTATAATCACCGTCGGTTTCTATTCCGTTTTTCAAGGCTGCGGATGTTTTATGCATTGGGGTCAGCTTACAGATAAAATCATCGGGGCTAAAAAGACCCTCAAGCCTTTCGGCATCTATTGTATATCCGGCTATAGCAAAGTTAAGCGTATATTTTCTTCCTTTAGGCTTATCAATACGCTTCATCATTTCCGATATATCACACAGGGACATTGCGTTTCCAGAAAACATTTCGCGCCGTTCTTCCTGGCTTGTAGAATTGATCGATAGTTGTAAACCAGCCTCGCCGTCGTAATACTCGTTTTTTATCTGGCACCATTTCCAGATAAAATGCTCAAGACTTTTATTTTTCGCGGGCATCATTGTCGAAACGACGGGGTGCACAAGAAAATCAGGTAGGGCATATTTGAGTAATACGGCAGAATCCAATACAGCGTTATTCCATGTCGGCTCGCCCATTCTGGCATAATGAATGTTAAATCTCTCACATGTTCTTATTTCTTCGTGCATTGCGCGGACAGTCATTACTTGTTGCATTAGATCATCAAGAGTTGCATTTATTCCCGCGCCACATTTCGGCACGTCGCAAAACTTACAACCAGACGAACACCCGTATTGTGTCGAGATTGTGCAAACCCATTTTTCAGAAAGCGGTAATAGGTCGGTATGTATTACTTTTTTATGCTGATTAAGATTAACAGATTTCCCGTAATCTCCCAAAGACAGGCATTCAATCTTTCCCTTGTCCCCTTGCACGATAAGGATATTGCCAGTTGGTACTTCTATATTCTTTATTATATCCATACAAAACTCCTTTTCTTCCCGCAAATTATCCATGTAGTGACCGAATTCCGATACACGGTTGTTTGCCAGCCTAACATTTGCTTAACTCGCGAGCGTACCCGCGAGTCGAGTTGAAGCAGTTGTTCTACGCCCCGGCGAGTAAGTCCTTTGCAATTAGCACAGGGCAATCAAGCTCATGATCTATTACGCTTACGTTCTTTGCATCACGCATACAGCCCTTCAAACAGAAGGGACAGGCCGCGCCAGAGCCATAGTCGCCGGTATCCAGCACGTTCATTTCAAGGATCGCCTTTGACAGCGTCTGAATGTCATCTTCTCTTGTCGCCATAGTAACCTCCGCCGGGGCTTGGCGTGTGTCCGTATAAGCGCCCCGTGCTTATACGGCTAAAACGTCCGTAGAACATAAGTTATATTGGTCAGTATAACTTTCCATATTTTATTACCCTGTTAACATACCAGTCAGTACGCCCATTTTTGATAACTCCTGCAACTCCCTGTCTGTAAGCTGCGATTGCATTACGGTAATCACGGAAAACGGACAGATTATGCGCCATGATGTAACCAGCAATCAGTACCGCCTGGTCAGGATTATATGCGTCATATTCACCATACTTTCCCACTCGTTCGTCATGATATTTTTCATTCAGTTGGAACATTCCGATACTGATACCGTCGTCTCCAACTTTAGACGGGTCACAAGTTGATTCAGCCATTGCGATACCGCGCAGGATCCATGCAGGGCAGCCGGTTACAAGTTCCGCGTTGTCGTACATGTCCTGCGCGTACGCCCATGCAGAACATAGAAGAAAAATAACAAATAAATACTTTTTCATTCTTTTACCTCATTATTATATCTGATTTATATTATGACGATACATACAGCGTGACTACACAAATTCTGCACCACACGTACATTTTGATATTATTTTCATCTTGTTATTCCTGTAAATAAGCTGCTACCATTTTCAGGATTATTCAAATCCTCTTTTGTTTCCACAAGCATTTCTTCAACAGCCTGTTGTACTGTATCGTCTGTATAACTTGATTCGAAGCATATTTCTTTATTTTGAAACCATCCATATATTAACCAGTACGGAGCGTCACAACTTGATCCATATGCCATTTCTGTGGCATGTAGATACTCGATGGAAATAATCTCAATCCCGTTTTCTTTGCAGAATTTTTCTATTTTTTTTCTATTATTCATTCATTTACCTCAATCACTTTTGCATGATTAAAATTACACTCTTGATGTTTATTCATCATTTTTCCAATAGCAATGTATGCGCTTCCCCGTGTGTTAAACCTTTTGGCAAATCTAATTATTGATGTTGTAGACAATTTTCCTTCCCATATTTCAATAAAAACTTTTCCTGCATGACTTCTATACAGTTGCACTATGTATTTCATTTGTTATATTTCTTCCCATACGTTATTTCGTAAAAAACCATGCCAACACTCACCGTTTTCATCAGACATACGTATAGACGGTGAGACGGTTATTGTATTATCAGGATTACGCACTATCTGCCATGAATCATCAATACTCCCTATCAATAATACATTTTTGTTTGTATGATTTTTTGATTCCGGTAAATGAAAATACATCATTTCCATATTTCCATTAATAAACATAAACTCTCCCGGAAGCAAATCAACAGGACAATCCTTTGAAACTTCTACAGCTTTTGTTTCGTACATTTTTCACCTTCCTTTTTCTTTTCGTCTTCGAGATATTTCTGATAATAAAAACAGTGTGACGGCGCCGGATGATTCCATCCGTATATTTCGCAATCTCGGTCTTCGCGGTTCCACGTCTGACACAACTCGGAACAACGACACGGTACGCGCGGGCGATTTTGTTTATCTGACATTTTTACGCCTCCTTTATACATTCATCTTGTTACTCCTTATGGATATATTACATTATAATACAATACTTGTCAAGCGATAAATTTATGTATATTGACAAAAAAACGATAATGGCGGAAACTGTCAGGAAATGGAACCTAAGAGCTATAAATGCCGATTCATACAGCCTGGAATAATCTCTTACGACGACATGCATCAGGGTATTGTCCTTGTCGATAAAACGGCGTTGGATAATATGTCCGCATCGTTCAGAAATTGCCCTGTTATCTTTATTCCGAATGAACACGATAGTTCGAATAAAGCAAACAGTTTCAATTTCGACGATCCTGGACACAATCCTGCAAGCGGTCTTGTAACGGGAATACCTTACTGGGGTGACGATGGATGGCAATACGTAGAATTTACGGTATGGGATAAAGATGCTATTAACGCGATAGACAAAAACGGTTTTTCAGTTTCATGCGCGTATACAGTGACAGAAACAACGGACGGCGGAGAATGGCACCAAATACCATATGACGAGGAA